TTACTTGACATCTTGCTCCAAGAACCATGAATTGATTCCATCCAACAAGTATGCTTTTTTAGATTTAGATTGATTAACAGATTTAATCTGTTTGATTTTATATTTCTTACCTTTAACCCAAGATGGGATATTTTGCCCGGTCTGGTATTGAGTGGCATGACTTTGCACTGTCACTGTATCGCCTACTTTTTTAGTAGCGGTTGTAGTTGAGCTAGTAGCCAGTTGAATGTCGTTCTTGTGTGCCCAACCAAGGCTATCAATCAAATACGGTTTGTTTCCGCTGACCACACGCTTGATTGTGCCAGTTTTACCACGACTAGCAGTCGACCGGCCAGCGCCTGTACTATCCTTGTATAGCGCATCAGTGATTTTCACCTTGTCTCCTACTTTAAAACTTGTCGAAGCAGCTGGCTTATTTGTGGACGAGCTATTGTTAGATGAACTAGCAGAATAACCAAACACAGCCAACGCCGCATTAACTGCTGCATCCATTTTAGCGAATAAAGCTTTCATATCGGATGCGTTGTCGATAAATCCCCATTCGATCAACAGGACTTTTTTACCTGATCCTGAGTTACGAGCGATTCCCAGCCAAGAGCCGTTTTTGGCGCCACGATCAACTAAACCTAATGTTTTGGCAATTGCGGCAGATACCTTAGCTGCTGTTGCTTTATTGCTTGCTGAACCATATAAGACTTCCACGCCCGTAGCTTTTCCGTTGAAGGCATTCAAGTGGTTAGAGATTTGCCAGCCGTCAGCACATTTGTTGATGTTCGCCGCTACATTGTTGATAATCCCATTTGATGTCGTGCTAGTATTATCAGTAACGTTTTTTGCGCCAGTCTTCTTGACCATCAAATCAGTGATTGTACGTGCTACATCCGCTTCTTTATAACCATTGCCTACCGCTCCTGGATCTGTCCATGCATTTCCGTTTTTCTTTCCGCCATGTCCTGCGTGTACCGATTGGATTGTCATAAATATTCCTCCTTTAGATATAGAAAAAGAGCGGCTTATTCAGCCACTCCTTGTTTTACTCCATCTTTCATTCCTTTAACCGCTGACTCGATTAGCAAGTCCAACTCATCTTCAGTAAACTTAATACCATTCTTATTAAATAAATCAATAAGTTGAACTTTCGCTTCTTGTAATTTTGCATCTCCATTAGCTTCTGCATATACTTGCTGAACTGCTGAAACAACGATCGCCACATAGTTCTTCTTGCTTTCCAACTGAGCTAATACCCCTTTTTTCTTCAAGTATTCAGATCCTTTTTGGCCAATAAATGCTGCTACCAATCCAATCACAACAATCAATAGATTTAATAAAGCATCTTGTAAAGCTTCCATTTAAACTCCACCTTTCAAAATTGCATTTTCATTTTTCAACTCTTCGTTCTCGTCTTCTAACTCTTCAACCAATTTTTGGTAGTAAGCAATTTCCTTCTCATACTTGTTTTTGATATCAGAAATTTCTGCTTCAAGTTTATCGACTTTCTTCTCTAACTTATCTACCATCTCCTGATACTTTCTGTAGAGAACATCGGCATTTTCAGTATTAGTCTTTTCGAGATTTGCTTTGTTAGAATATTTAGTTCCTAGATAGGTGATATACCCACCGCCAAGAGCCACAATGATTGTAGTCAAGTTGATGTCTCCCACAGTATCAGTCCTCCTTGATGGCAATTCCCATCGCAAGGAATGCCATTGCCAAGGATAAAATGCCGATTGTATTTGGTGGTGCAGATAAAACAAAAGACACCCCAAAGAGTGTCCAAAAGAATGTAAGTAATACTAACACTGTATGCTTTAATTTCTTATTATTGATAACAATGCCTAAGATTTTGAGAAAAACCAATATCATAAACACTGCGCTGATTGCTCGATAGTCGAACAGTTCGTCAACCAACTGATATACTCTGTACTCTTGCAAAATTTCGGGGTGCAAAAGCAACTGCAAACCGTATAAAACCGACACGATACTGAGAACTAAACTATCCCATTTGAGGATAATTATATTTTTCATATGCCACCTACTTTCCTAAAATAAAAAGCACACTCGATTGAGTATGCTTAATTCACTACTTATCAAAATTTTCGGGTGTAAGTACTAAATAGCTGATCTTTTCAGAATCCTGAATAGTACTCATATCAAATATATCCTCAATCTCAACATTCTGATCCAACCTCTTTAGAATTTTAATATCAATCAGTTTAATTTTTTCTTCATCGCTATAATTCCAAAAATTATGGACTAACTCTTCGATTATCACCGCAATTCTAGCGATCTCATTACTAATGTTTATTAGTTTAGAGTAATCAATGACAGAGAAACGAATGTAATTCCCTATACTACTCATTTTTAATTCAATTATTCCTGAGGAGAGGATGATTAAGTTCGTTCCCTTTATTTTTTCAATATTGATTCCTTGAAACTCCATTTCTAACTCGACTAGTTTAATAGCTATTAGTATTTCCATGTTTAATTTTTCTGGCAACTCAAAATCTGCGCTTATAGATATTTTATTTCCTAACGGAGTATCTAGTATCTTTATCTTTTGTTCTTTCATCCCTAAAATTTCCATCATTGTCTCCTTCAGTTTTTATGACAATGATATCATCTTTAAGAAAATCAATAAATTGGTTCATTAACTTTCTTTCCTCTGTTCTATTTTCGTCAAACACTTTAGAAGATAAGTTTTCGATTTTCACTAAATTTCCACCCTGCTTTCTAACTAAAAAATGATAGTAAGTTAGCACCTATTTTTTCTCCCAATACTTTTCTTCCTACAGAATTGTGATGCGTTCCGTCTTGAACTGTAAAGAAATTTAGCGCATTAAATCTATTGATACCAAGTTCATAATAATTATCTATACAAAGAACTTTGTATTCTTTTGCAATATCTTTTGTTTTTTCAACATACCCGATTAAAGACCCTGTACCAGCATAATCTCTACTATCCGAGTCAGATTCTACGGTTCCGTCTGAGTTAAACCATAGACGATAGGTTGGAGTACATAACAATACTTTAATGTCTGGATACTTTGCCATAATTTTTTCTAAGGAATGTCTTAATGCTCCCGCAAATGTATCCGTATTATAAGAATTGGTAACATCATCAATCGCATTACCACCAGTATAGTCATTTGTTCCATACGCAATTGTGATTATGTCAACTTTCGAGAAATCTATTCCTTTCAATCGTTCTAATGAATTTTCAAAATATGCAGGTTTGTCTGACCACGATGTATTCGAAATAGCATTATCTTGAATGTTCCATTTAGTATCATCTGTAGCTTCTTTTACGATTTCATCTGCTAATCTGAACATAGAGAATGCCTGCCACCTATCGATCTCCTGTCCCGAGCCCATTCGAGTTCCTCCAAACCCGCAATTATACACAACGGCTCCTGTTTTCTTGGCAATATAACTCGAAACACTAGTGGCGTTTTGAGTATTTCCAAAGATCGAATCTCCCAAATTAACAACAATACTTCCGGTTAAATTACTTACCTTTATACTATCCCAGGTGCTCCAATTCGTTCCGTTATAAAATCTATATGCTCTCTGACTAGGCATTTGTAGTGTTGCAAAAGTTTGGTGTATCCATTGTCCCGCGACTTCTACTTTAAGGATTGAACTACCATTAATCCCAATTGGACCATCGTTAATTTCCCCAACCATTAAATAGATCCCACTAGACAATAAATCATTATAGCTTCCAGTTGAAATTGTATTTACAAAGTTATAATCTTTAGCTAATTTGGATCTAGAAATACTCGCTTCTCCAATTAAAGAACTTACCCAACTGCTTACATTATTAATGCTTGGCCGAATAATACGATAATACTCCTCTTTTGGATTTGACAGATTAGTCACAATTTGAACAACATAGTCGCCTGTCTTCCTAACTTCTAACTGCCCATTGCCGTTCGTTAAAGGGCTGTCTCCAATTAATTGTGCTGAAAACAAATAAAGTCCATTATTCAGAACGGTGGATAACATTCCAGAATTTATATATTTTTTATAATTGTATTCTCCTGAAAGTTTTACAGAAGTAACTGCTCCATCTACCAAGTTCGGAGTATTGACACTATCTGGACCCACAACCGCTACCTTATCTCCGGAAATTTGCTCACGAGCATCTTGTGCAATCATCCCCCAAGTAACTTGAGATGCGCCTCCCTTATCTACTTTGTTTCCTAATTGATTTGTTGTATTCAATGCATTCTGTTCAATTTTCATAGATAAGTCTGTCTCAACGGTTTCCAGTTCTACCCTACTTGCTTTTGATTGATCCAAATCGTCTATGTCTGTTCGAAATCTGTTAGCATCTGCCAAAACTGCTACTAGTGCGCTAAATTCAGCTTTTTCTACTATCCCTACAGGCTGTCCCGCCAAGTTTTGAACTGTTAACTCAAATTGTTTTAAATTCGTTACTTTTCCGTCTTGGATAACCTGAATACTTGCAATAACTTTCCCGGGTGTCATCATATTTTGAGGGTATTCAATTCGGTAAATGCTATTGGCTTTATCTAAAATAGAAAAAGCCGTCAAATCTGTCAGCCCGCTTGCTTCATTATGCCAATTAAGATTTAACATCAATCCCGGAACTTCTCCGACATTTCCATTGTTAGTAACCTGAACGGTAAGCGTGCGGCCTTTATAATCGCCTTGAGAAACGAACTGCTTCTGCACAAAGCTATCATTCGCTCTATCAATCACTAAATCGACATCTCTAAATTGATCTAGTTCCAAATCCATCACTCCTAAAAATTAATGTGTTCTCTTGGATTAATAAAATCACTATTTGATGGCCAAGGTCCATTTGTAAAAAATTGGAAGTGCAAATGTGGCCCTGTACTTGGACCAGTTGTTCCCATATTACCGATTTGTTGCCCTTGTTTTACGGTGTCTCCAACTGAAACTCGCAATTGACTTTGATGTGCGTATCCTGTGTAAAGTCCGTCCGAGTGCTTAATAACAACATAGTTTCCGTACCATTCAGGATAACTTCCAGCAATCACGACTTCTCCTGCTGCCGAAGCATAAATAGGGGTGGTTGGATTTCCATTAACTAAATCAATCCCATTGTGTAATTCGTAAGCCCCTGTTATAGGATGCTGCCTATAGCCAAATTCGCTTGTCACAGTGACTGGTTTGCTAATAGGTACTACATATCCTACACTTTCTGTTACTTTTACATATTGACGAATCATTGCTGCATAATGGAAGTTTCCTCCGTTAACATACAGATAGGTTCGTCCATCTGCTTGGGAAACTGAATTAACATATGGATAAGTGGCCCCTGTGGTATTTCCTAAAGAAGGAGCTACTACGTCTCTTGAATATTCTTCTGCTAAATCAGTAGTATTCTTCCCTCCACGATTTGCTAACCAAGGAATATATGCACTTCCGAAATTGTATCCTTGCATTACTCCCCAAATGTCTACGTTTTGATCCTGACCGTTTTTAATTTGTTGAGCCAGATGTTTACACCCTTGTTTAACCGAAGCTTCTCCAGTTAAATAGCCTGGTCCTGGATAACCAGCCGATTCAGAAGACTGCATGATATCATCTGTTCCGTCAGTACTTGGGTTTTCAACCATAATTAATGCGTAAGCTAAGCCAATATAATCCGAAATACCGTATAGTTTCGTATACTTTTCAAGCCAAGCAACAATATTCGCATTGCCGGTTATGTTGCTACCAATATTAATAGGGTCATATGTTGATCCACTTGGACCCACGCCACCACCAGAACCGCCAGGATAAACTTGTTGCCCGTTTAACTTTAATTCTCCACGAATATCAAAGTTGCCGGACAGTGTCATATTCCCTACAAAACGCATATCAGAATCTATGAAATACATTCCTTTGTCTTTACCTAAAACTATGCCTTTTCCTTCTGACGTGGAAAGCAAGATATATTCTCCGCCGCTGTCCGAAACAATTTGCAAAGCTTTCCCGTCCATATCAGCCATTATCGGATTTCCATCATCATCGATACCCACCACCAATTGTGGAAAAGGATTACCTGCAGTACCTATGGTTCCCACGCTTCTTGAACCACTCCAAAATTCCATGCCACGCTTGGTCAATTCCATAATTTTCTTGCCATCATTCTCTACTTGTAACGCTCCCGAAACAAGTTTTAGAGTATCGCCGAGCTTATTGAATGATGTTTCGAAGATATCTGCTAAAATCGTTCCTGTGCGAATAAAGTCTGCATTGAACTTGCCGTCGATGGTCCAAGCTGTTTTAAACGGCCTCGTATAGAAATCACCGTCTATAAATCCAATACCATCCGAATTTGCAACTAAAAAATGGCTTGAAGTTTGGACAGAATCTCCGTCCATCCATACCATCTGAAACGGCTGCCGACTTTCTCCTCTTTGTGGATGATTGGCCGGATAATCAGATGGCGACATCAAAATAACCGCACCACCATGAGCGCCGCGGATAATATCTGATTGCCACTTGCTGATTTCTGTCGAGTCATAGAATGTCATTTTTGTTTCAGCCAAATTAGCTACACTATTTTGAATACTTGCAGCTTGCCTAGTACTTGAACTATTGAGGTTATCGCCAAGCCCACATTCTACCTTGCCAGTTACACGATCTAGCTTCATACTAAAAACTCTTGTCTTGTAATGGTACCCTTTATCCGATCGATGAATAGGAACGATATTTCCTATAGCATCGCCTCCTAAAATGCTCGTTTTAAATTGGATCAAAGGCCGCGAATACTCAACAAGATTTTCATACGTTGCCTGAAGCAATTCAACCGGATCTTCAATATCCTCTAGGATCAATACTGTTTCCCGCTTACGTTTACTTCCATTTTTCATTGGGATCCCATAAAGAGCTGTCATTTCTGGATACTCAAGCCAGTTCTGCCCTTTTGGTTTATCTAGTGGATCACCCTTTGATTTTTTCCATTCTACATTTGTGAATTCAATTCTTCTGCCGTAACCGTCACCGACTTCCTCTCCTTTACCACGTCCTATAATTGATGTGTAGAGTTGAGAACGATCTCGTTGCCGAACAACTTCTAAAGCGTTAGATCCATATACAAATCGTTTATTGCTGACTTTACCAATCTGCTTGTATATCTCAATCCATTTGTCAGTGACTTTGTTACCTGTAATCGTACACTTAAATAGAATCTCACAACCGAAAGTTTGAAGCTGTTTTAAAGCATCTCGTACGCTTGAATAATAAAATGTTCCTGAGAGAGCTGGTAAAGTTGAATCAACAAACCCAACTCGCCATTCCCCATTTGTATATCCGAGAATTTGCTCTGCAACCTGCTTAAAGCTTTTGTCCTTTGGACGCATGTCAGTAACGATATAAGCACTTAACTCGTCAACAGCAAAGCTGACACCAGAAAAATTCAAACGCCCTCTAGGATCGCTGTCAGCGGTTATTTTGTACATAGAAAATGACGATCCGTCTTCGCGAACCGCCATAAAAGCCGCATCTCTAATTTTATCATCATCAATGACGCTTACTGATAATGTATCATTCATGAGCTCGCTCTTATCAGGTGTAATTTCTTTCGCTTGGATAGACTCAATGATTTTGCTTTCTCCAAATACCTTAAGCAACTTTTGTTTGTCATCCAAAAAGTAAATACTTTCGCTCATAACATCACCACCCGATATAATACTTCAAGAGATCCATTGTTTGTCTTAACGATATCCCCTTTTTTAATATAGAAATCTTCAAGTTGTCCGCCAGCCCAATCTAAGATATTTGTTTTATCTACACCGTTCACATACACACTACCTTCTTTGTTTCTAAACTCAACGACATCTCCCGCAACGATACTTGCGCCTGTGATCGACATCGAGAGTGAGCCATTGGTTACTTTAACACTTGTTGGTGCGCTCAATTTAACTCTTACGACATCAGGGATGACCGTGTATGGAATGTACGTAGCAATTTCTCCATTTGATTTATATTGCTTTGAATACTTTCTTGGATCAGCACAATAGATATCAAAACTCGAAACGATTCTGTTTGTGTCACCTGCAACGGTATTAGCAGATGAAAACCGACCGTAATAGGTGTAGTCTAATTCATCGTTGAATTGAATCGGAACATCTTTTGTTTTATAGAGATACCACATCAAAAGATCAAACTTTTTTTGTAATTTTTCTGGATCGTTATCTTCGAGTTTGTATTTCACCGTCAGCGTCCTTGAAGGCAAAGTCTGGTTCGTGATAATGCTTCCTACTTGAATTGATTCAGATTCAATACCCACGGAAATTAGTTCTCTGCCTTCGACTGACAATGTTTGATATCCTTCGATTACCTTCTCAAAGAGAATGCCGTCATAATACATAGCGGAAGTAGGAATGTACTCCGGTATGTATCGTTCGTTCTTCAGAGTGTCAATAAACGGATACATTCTGTTTTCCATTTCCTACCTCCTAAAATTGCATATTTAAGTTAATCTCGTTGCCTTGGGCTTGACTAATGTCGTCAAGGAAGGCAGAAAATTCGCTATTACCGATTCGGACGTTAAATTGAGCTGGTTTGCTATTCGTTCCGTAGCTGACTTCATGCTGGACTTGCGTTTGAATCTGACTATTGACTGCCGAAATACGATTGCCAATATCCATATTTGATGCACGGTCTGCAATTTGCGAAGATGCACGATCGACATAACGAGCACCGTCTAGCATACCGTCAGCTAAACCTTGAGATGTAAACATACCCAACTCAGCCATAACACGAGAAGGTGAGTGGATATTCAGAATATCTTTGATTTTTCCTGTAATCGAACCAGCGATATCTTTCACAGCATTTTTTACATCCTCTATTTTGCTTGTAATACCATTAATCAATCCGTTGATAATATCTTTCCCGATTTGTAGTAAATCGATTTGACGAATTTTATCAAATGTATTTTTTACTGATTCAACGGCATTACTAACACCTGTTTTGAGATCTTCCCAAGCTTGTGCAGCGCCTTTTACAATATTCTTCGCAGTATTTACTACCGCATCTTTCGTATTTTCCCAAGCATCTGCGACACCTTGTTTGATTGATTTCCAAGTGTTGATTGCATTTTCTTTTGTGGATTGCCATAAGTCAGCAAAATATTGTTTGACAGAGTTCCACAGATCGATAGCACCTTGTTTCATATTTTGCCATGTTTCAGCGACTGCTGCTTTAGTGCTTTCCCAGCTATCTATAGCAGTCTGTTTGATGTTTTGCCATGTTTCCACAAAGTAAGCGACTATACCGTTAAATACGTTCACAGCTGTTTCGGAGATCGTTGTCCAAACATACGCCAACGCGGCCTTGATACCAATCCATACGTTTAAGAAAGCCATTTTTGTATTTAACAAAAAGCTGTCAAATATTGCTTGAATTGAACTCCAAATGTTTGCGCCAGCTTCTAGAATATTATTCCAGACTGCTATCATATTGTTCTTAGCTTCTTCCCATCCGCCAGAAATCATCGAAGTAACAAACAATACAGGAGCCAAGATGATGTTTTTCAAAATCTCGAACATTTGTCCTGCAATCTTACCTAGGTTCTCCCATAATGTAGATAAGAATAGTTTCATATGGATAAACGCATTGCGTATACCATAAATCAATACGCCAAATCTACTCATGATGGCATCTTTTATACTGTCTACAATTGAAGAAATTGTTGATTTAATGCCGTTCCACAAATCAGCAAACCAATCTGTAACGCTATTCCATGCAGACACAACACTGTCTACCGCATCATTAAATACTTGCTTTGTACCTTCCCACATTGCAGCAGCTGAATCTTTGATACCTTGCCATAAATCAGTAAACCATTGTTTGGTATCGGCCCACGCTTGTTTGACACTCTCTACGGCATTCTTAGCGCCTTCTACCATACTTGCCCATGATTCTTTAACCCATTCAATAGCAACACCTACAGCTTCTTTTATAGCTTCCCAGATACCAATAAAGAAGTTTCTAAACTCCTCACTTGTATTCCAGAAGTATATGAACGCGGCTACCGCTGCTACTATTGCCGCTACTAATAAGATAATCGGGTTCGCTGCTATAATTCCAAACAAGGACTTCAATGGGCTCATAAGTCCAGAAATCACTTTACCGAGCTTAGGGAAATCCGACCTTATGATTGCTAATCCGATTTTAAAGTCTTGAAGTTTAAGTATGAAAGCGCCAACTACCAACAACACAGGTCCAATTGCTGCAGCTAATAAACCAAATGTAATGATAGCCGTCTGCATCCACTTAGGAGCAGAAACAAACTTCTCAGCTAATCCACCAATATAATCAGCTACTGCACTGATCGCTGGCGCTAGAATATCCTGAATGACGATCGCTGCAGATTCAAGTGCACCCATCATCTGTTCGATTGAAGAGTTCATATTGTCCTGCATCGTTCTTGCCATTTCGCCGGCGGCGCCATCTGATTCTTCTAAAGACTTAGTTAAGCTTCCTAGTGAATCGGGGCCTTTGTCGATAAGCGCCATCATACCTGACAGTGATTCTTGTCCATACAATGTAACCAACGCTTGGTTTTTCTGTTCTTGAGTCATTCCCTCAAATGAATTTGATAGAATTCCAATTTGGTCTTGCAGTGAGATCATATTACCTTCGCTGTCGTAAAAAGAAATACCTAGCTCGTCCATTGTTTCACGCATGGCTTTTGTAGGTTTAGAAATCCTAGATAGCGCCCCACGTAAGGTTGTTCCCGCTTGAGAACCTTTAACACCTGCATCACTCATAATACCTATTGCTGCAGCCGTTTCTTCTATAGATAATCCCATAGCATTTGCTACAGGTGCGATATATTTCATCGCTTCACCCATGTCAGCCACTTCTGCGTTGGTATCAGCTGCGGCACGAGCGAACACATCTGCGATATGTCCTGATTGATCTGCTTCTAAACCAAATCCACGTAATGCAGTAGCCGCATTTTCAGAAGCTAACGCCACATCTCCACCGGAAACTGCTGCCAAGTCAAGAAGACCAGGCATTGCAGCCATTATTTCTTGTGCATCAAACCCAGCAGACGCTAAATTTTCCATGCCGTCTGCAGATTCTTTTGCACTGAAAGCAGTTTTAGCGCCCAAATCAATAGCCTGATCTCTTAGTTCTTCAAATGCGTCGCCAGTTGCGCCAGATATTGCTTTAACACGGCTCATTTGTTCCTCAAAATCACCGCCGACTTTGACTGCTGCAGTCGTTAATCCCAAGATAGGAAGAGTGACCGCCTTAGTCATCGTTTTACCAGCAGACGTCATAATACCGCCAACTGTTGACATAGTGCTTTTGGTATTATCTTGGAACTCTTTTACTTGGTCCATAGCAGCGCTAAAGGTTGAACCAAAATTGCTATCTGTCGCTTTTAAATAAGCTTCTACACTAAATTGTTCTATTTTAAGCCCTCCTTTCTCAAGAATTGGCTTTCATCATTAAGCCTTTCAGCTTGTTGTCTTGTATAGTTGGAATCTCATCTTCTTCAATCCCAAGTATTCTCTTTTCGTTTCCTTCATAGTCGAAGAATTCTTTGAAATTGGTAAAGATAGGAACCATTTTTGGTTTCTTAGCAGTACCGATATTTTTTTCAGCTTTCACTTGACGATTGACCCATGCTTTCCAGTGAATATCTCTCTCAACATCAAGTCTTCGCAAGGCATAAGCCGTCATACGCAGTTCGTATTCCCAAATCGTCATACGCTCGATCTCACGGATATCGTTCATGCCAAGTTTTCTCAAAGCGTTCAAGAATATTTCTTCATACGTTTCTTCGGATGATTTCTTTACCCTTGCTGTTCCACTTTGGCCATCCGCTGCTTGAAGTTTTTCGAAGCGAGCTTCCCCGCATTAGATTCCGCAATCGCCTTGAGTACTTGATCGAACAAAGCTTCGATATCTTCAACATCATCGATATAATCATCTAGTTGATCCAAAGTAACTCGCTCATCTTCCGTTTTATTGGCCAATTCCAAAATTTTGGCTAGTGTGTTAGTGTTACCAGAATTAAGTTCCGGCAATACTCTAGCCGTCAACCCGATACCGAATTCCATATCGTTCTGCTTAACAGGCATCTGCTTATCGATTTCGCGAATAAACTTTGTGCCAAATTTAAAACCATATGTTTTCTTGTCAATTACTAATTCCATTAATTCATCCTCCTAAAAATAAAAAGCACTCAATTAAGAGTGCTTAGCCTTCTGGTGTCGCTTTCACAGTGTCGGTAAATACATATTGGACAACTTCCGCTTGCTCGTCTGTCAATGTCGCATAGCCTTTTTGCTGACGACCAAAGACGCCAAATTCAAGAGATAATTCAACCGAATCTTCTGCGTTAGCCGATTCGCCGAAGCTTGTTAAGTACGCACGGGAGTATTTCGCTTTGTACTTATCTGCATTCTCTCCTGCCCCTTTTTCAGCTTTATCAATTTCCCAAACTTCAACAATTTCCCCATCATCGAAAGCTTGATCCATTTCTTCGATGTGCTCATCGCCTTTAGCAGCAATGGAAGTTGCGGTCAGCGTGTACTCGATATCTGCCAACGTAAGAATCGGACCATCCTTAGTTGCTGTGGAATCCGCACTTCGCGATTTGCTGTTCTCGTGTTCTGTTTGAAAAGCTAATTTCCAAGCAGCTTCTAGCTCTTTTTTGCTTAAAAGTCGATAAAGTAAAATTTTATCTTTTCCTTGTTTAGCTTCTGCCATTTGTATCTCTCCTATCTCATTCTAAATTCAAGCGATATAATCGCCCTTTTAAGTGGTGTGTTTGTGGATGTGTCGTCTCCCATTTGAATATCGCTAGCTTGTACGTCAAGCGCCCACGCATAGCCCTCTGTGGCTTGTATCTGCAATGCTTGGTTAAAGAGTGCTGAAGCCATATCAGATACCTGTTTGCGTTTTTTCTGCAATCCCCAAACGGAAATTGTCAGATTGACTGTTCCTTTGATGTCGGTTTTATTCGGGCTGTGGACCGTTTGAGAACTTTCCAGTTCAACGAACGGATATTCGACTTCATTCATGGGCTTATAGTCATAAGTCTTGTATCCAAGCGCTAGGCTCCTTGCAAACATTTCATCAAATAATGATTGATCTCTTGTTTTAATCATTTGAACAACCTCTGCATATCTTTCATAAAGATCGCTTTCTGCACGTTAAATGCGGGCCCAACGAATGCCTGTTTTGCCATAAATCTTGTACCATATTCAAGATAAGCCGCATATTCAGCCATCGGCGTGACTTTCCCTTGCAACCCATCATCTTCAAGTTTCATGACGATCGAACGTCTTAAGAAACCTGTATCAACTGGCGCTTTTTGTTGTGCAAGCTTGGCCATGTCGGCAGTATTCGTTTTAACAACCCTTTGCACGTCTTTGAGCGTGGCGGCTTCTTGCAAATGTTTGAGTAGTTCATCCACACCTTTGTAACCCAATGAAACTTTCACTTTGCAGCCACCTCCTGGACAATAAACGTATTCTTCAATCGTAGATTCCGTTCCGTCACAATCTCAAATTTCTGTGTTTCTTTAGTCAGCTTGTTGTAAATCAGCACATAGTCCCATTTTTTGGTGTATGGACGTAACAAACGAACGACTTTAGCACCTTGCTTGATATCACCAAACAAAACTTTTGATCTGTCTGTGCCTAAATCTGTGACATTAGCAAATAAGGGCTTTTCATCTGTTGATCCGCCTACATATTCGCCTAAATTCGGATCGTAATATTCGCCGGTTTCAACTATAAAAGTGACTCTAGTGTCATATCTCATAGGAACTTCGCCACACTTCTATATGGAGGGGTACTCCCATTTTGTTTCTTTAGATAAGCAAAAATATCATCTTCAAACTCATCTAAAAGCTTTCCATAGGAGATTGACTCCCCTTCTTGCCCATAAGAGCTCATACCTTCGTTACCTTTACGATTAAATCGCTTGATAGTACATTCAACTACGATATAGTTTAAAGCCGCAGGAACACTCTCTAAGAAGCCTAAACGCACACATAGTTGGCTTGAGATTCGTTTGATAAAGTCAGTTAGTTGTTTATCGAGTTCTTCGTTATCAACTTCGAGCGATCGTTTCACTTCTTCTAAGGTTTCGTCCATGACTGCCTCCTTTCAAAAATAAAAAGGCTAGTCAAATGACTAACCTTCTTTTGCAGCTTCTAACAATTTTTCATAATCAGCTTTGACTTTTGCATCTTTGTAATCCACACCAAGTGCATCTAGTTCAGCTTTTAAATCGTCGATTGTCAGCTTGGCTTTTACAGGTTCAATAAACCCGCCGCCTAAGCGTGCAAGATTCGCTTCGATTTCTTCTGCCCGTTCTTTGGTAATATCGATCGTGCTATCGACTTTGTACAAGTCTTTTGTGTGGATGTCTTTGAATTCTTTCAACACTTTATATTGAGCCAATTAAATCACCTTACCCTTCTGGAGTGGTTTCTAAAATGTAGACTGCATTCGCTTGTTCAAACGATGGCAATGAGATCATAGATACTTTTGTTTCTACGTTCACAGGGTCTGCTTTCTTCATAGTCGTAACCGCAACACCAGTATCAACAACTGATACATTCGCAATGTTAGGGCTAGACATCAAGTCAGATTCTTCTGGTGTGGTACCAAACCATGTTTTACCTAGCGTTTGAGCTGGCAACAAGATGAATGTATCATCCGGAATAAATTTGTGAGTACCAGTGGAATCAGTGTAAACTTTGTCGTAGATAACGATTTCCAAATCGAATTCTTCGGAAATGTAATCCAACAATGCTTGTTTTGATAACTTAGCAGCTTGTGCATTTGCATTGTTCCCTAAAATAGTTGCCTTGATTGCTGCGTTTTGGCGTAAATAACGGAATGTTTTGCTATTCAAAATAGCACGCGCTGGTGTAACACCATCTTCTTTCAAAGCAGTGATAGCTTTATCGATATCTTCCACAGGATCAGCACCAGTAGCATTGCTCCAAGCCACTGCAGCATTTCCTTTATGTTTTTCTGGCACATCGTAATCGATTTCGTGTTTTTGACCATTTTCATCAATAGTGATAGATCCGGTCGTCAACAGTTGCATACGCATAATCTCACGACGTACAGCAGCGCCACGTAATAAGTCTGCTACATCATCAAACACACGGTTTAACACCACATCACGATATGCTGCGTTGTTTGTTTGGTTGATCATATTCAATTCTTGACGCAATTCTTCGTCAATATAGTAAGACTCTTTGAAGAACACCATTTTTTGAATCAATTCTTCGAATCCGGCACGCCCACGAGGGATAACGTCAGCATCTAATCCAGAAGGACGCAACGCTACTGGAGAGCCAGTCTTACCTTTCAACCAAGACAACTTCATGCCTAGTTGTTTATCAGCAGGGAACAACTCTTCTCCAAGGTAAGGCTGTTGCTCATTAACTCGTTCTGCCCAATAAGTGGCAATGTTTGGCGCTTGAACTAAATCAAAGATATTAAGCGTTGCAAAGTACTGCAAATTCATTTTCATCAATGTTTCTTTGTGGATTTTCACTTTCATTCTTCGTTTCCCCCTTATTTGTTGCGTTTAACAAAGTAAACTTTGCCGTCTAACGCTGCTTTCGCTTCATCTACAATTGTTAAAGTATCTTCTAAACGGTATTCATTGACAGTACCGAAGTATAGCAATGTACCGTTAGCAGTCGTAGCGCCTGCATCGAACACAACGTCGTGAAGCAACACACCTTTTGTTCCTTCTGCTGCTTCTGTCGTGTTTGTAACAGTCACAACCGCTTGTTCATCAGCGAAAGGATCGCCACCACCGACTGGAGTACCAGCTGGGATATACTTTTTACCCTGTCCATTTGTTGCTGTGACCCCTGTTGCTCCAACTACTACTGATAAGCTCTTATAATTGCTTACATCAGCTAAAATTTGATTTTTTGAACCAAAAACTCGTTTTTCCATTTGTTAGTTCCTCCTAGTTTTTAAAATAAGTTTGTTTAGGTGTTGCGACTGCTGCTTTCTTTGCTAATTGCTTTCCGTAGTCGCCTTGAGCGCCATTACCAGAATCGCCATCCAAGGGAATACGTCCACCAAGTCGTTTTTCGAATTCCGCTTTGATCGCTTCACGTTCTGCTTCAACAGATGCTAGATACGTTTTAACGTTGCTTGACGTGGTTTCAGCGTCTTCTGACACAATTAGTCGAAGCATTTCTTTCGTAGGCGTAGCGCCTTTCTCAGACAGCATTTCACTTGCTTGTTCCGACATCTTGGATAGCACTTCTTTACGTTCGAACTCAGCTAGTTTTGCTTCAAGTTGCTGTTTCTCGTAGTCTGCTTTCTCTTTATCGTCCATTTCGGCAAGTTTGGCAGCTTCATCTTTTTCTTGTTGTTGTTTGGCTTCCCATTTAGCAAACTTTGCTGCAATAATCTTGTCGACATCAGCGTCACTATATTTTTTGTCCGCATCTGTCGGATCTGAACTATTCTTTTCTTTGTTGTCTGCGCTGTTTTCTGATGTATTATCCGGAGTAACATCAGTTACATCGTCTTCGGCAAAGAATTGCAAGTTCATTGGTAATAATTTTTTGACTTCCATATTTGTTTCTCCTTCCATATCTTTTAACGTGGATAAATGCTTGCACTTTCCATAGCTTTTAAAGTCATCAATGCTTGGACAAAAACAAAAAGCCTAACGTTTGCTAGACTTTAATACACTTATTTTCCCATTTTTTATATGCATCAAGGTATACTTCTGATTTATCGCCGTTATAGGTCAATTCATAATACATACCATCTGAAACCGTTGTGCTAAGTAAAGCTTTATTATTCTGTAGTGTTTTACAGCTCCAAACAACAAAAACATCTTCTTCAGTAATTTGAACCTGATCTGTCTTCTCGAAATTCTCATTAGCATAAGCAATAACAGCTTCTTTACAGATATCAATGAACTTCTTACTATCCATGATTATTCCTCCGCGGTTACGTCCGCTACCCGATAATTTAACTAGTTACGCCAGTCAATCTGTACAGCTTTCTCTTTAGTGCCTGTAAGCAGTAAGAAGGCATAATAAGAAGCCGTTAGCAAATGGGCTAGCGACTTAATTAAAAATAATAAACAATGGGTTCTTCTTGATCTTCATATAATCTCATTCCATCATGAATGCCATCGTTCTGAAGTTCTTTTTCAAGTACTTCATCTGGAAGTTTATTGAGAAACTCTTTAAGTTCCTTAAGTGATTTGAATTCTATATCAATATCAATTTTTGGTTCCAACTTGCGTTCCTCCTTAACTCGTTTCAATGTCTTTGTTATAGTGTCTAAACCATTAAATATAGTTGACAATATTTTTTTATTCTATATACTATCTGCCAAAGGAGGGATAGCAATGAATGAAAAAGTGATTGAACTGTTGACTTCAATGAACGAAAAGCTTGATTTGATTGTAAACAGTCTTGTTGAGATCGAAAGCGACTCTGAATTAACAAGAATCAGCGCTGGAAGCACCGTTGAAACCTTGGAATTAATTCAAGAGAACGTTCTTGCGATTAAACATTTAACAACTGATCCAGACAGTCATATTGAATAAAGCACTAAAAAGAAGCCGTTAGTTCTAAGCTATCGGCTTTTGTATTTTCTATTTGGTTTGTATGTTTTTTCAGGCTCCTTAAATTGATATGTTTCTTGAATGTTGTCTAGTCCGTCAATGATTCCATAGAATTTCAAAGTGATTTCTGATACATTATCAACGCTTGATTCGATATTAATATCCGTTAAACCGTTAATCTTTGCGCCGTCAACGAACAAACCATTGCTGATTGAAACTTTATTTAGTTTTGACAAGATTATAACCCCCTTTCTTTAAGCGACTTCTCAAATGCATCACGATCAACATAAGGTGCTATCGAACACCGACAGAATGGATGCATCGGAGCAGCATTTGTTCCTGGTTCCATTTCATCAACATCAAATACTTTTCCATTCAGCGGTAAGCAGAGGCGACACGCTGAAGGTTCAGAAATGAATGTGTACTTTGTAATATCAGCATCACGATAACTTCGCTCTTGGATGCCAATCTGCACTCTAGTCGTTTCTGTAACCATCAAACGCTCAGTGTTGAATCGAGTGTTCTCTCTACCTTTTTCGGTAAGGAATCTCGTTAACTCAGATGCCAACTGTTTTGGGTTACGCCCCATCGTCACACTTCGAACAAGCAACTTATCCAAATCAGCTTTTAATTCTGCTTGATACATCCAGAGCCGTTCGCTAAACGTTGCAAATCCATCCGCTCTAAACGAACTCTTGATCACTTGCTCCACTAATTTTGCATAACCATTTTTAGCGATCGTCATTTCTAGGATGCCTGCTTGTCGTTGCAGTTCTTTCAAGCCAGCACTGGTAAGCTCTCCTGAGAAGTACTTATCCATATCGTTAAACGTGGCTATCAGTTCGAGTCCAATATTTGCTTTCAGTAATTCCAAGCGATTGACACGCATTGTAAGGTTGTATAGCTTCAATTCCTTGTTTGCTGTTGGTGAGAAGTCTTTCTCTTTAACGTACTTCTTAGCCTTGCGAGCAAATGCTTTTACATCCATTTCGCTAGCACGTTTCATCGCTTCACTACGAGTGATTTTCTGCCCGTTGGAAAAACTATCCCACTGCGCATCTATCTCTTTCTGTATCGCATCTTGTGCGTATTGCAGACGCTTCTTGATCTCGTTCATGCGTTTCTTATCATCTTTAATCTGCTGCTCTTGCCAAGCTTTCTCTCGCTTGATGAAGTAATCTTGTGATTTCACTTAATCACTCCTATCCTGCATTGAAATCAGATAACACAATACCTTTTTTCGAAGGCAGAACCTCTTCAACAGTCGCTTGTTCTCTTGGAATAACCAGCCCTTTTTCATAAGCGATTTGAATTGCTTCTTCTTCGTTGTCGGCTACCACAACATGGCCTAAATATTCATCCCACCAATTGCCATCCCAAAGCAGACAAGCTTCTTTTGAAGCATATACTTTATAGATTTTCATTGCTGTTCACTCCTTACCAACTAAATCTGACTAACTCAATTTTTGCATCAATCGTATGCTTGTCCTCATAATCCTCAACAGTAAAGCCGCCATCTTGAAACTCTTTGCGAATATCATCTGTGATTACGTCTCTACCATAAAAAACTTCGTTGAGTCCTTTTTGCATAGCTTCGGCGATAGCTTCCTTGATATTCTCACTATCTTTCTTCTGATACTCGTTCATCATCTGTTCTTTTAGATTCATTATTATTACCTCTCAATACGTAGGAATTATATTCAGCCATAAGACAAACATTGTTAGTATTTTAATTGCCACCAAAATGAAACCAGCAACAATAACGATTGTGGAATACCATAAAGCGGCCCACTTGATGAAATCAAGAATTGAATCATAATCACGTTTGGATTTTCTCTTCACCTTCGCCATCCTCCTAAGAATTAGACATAGCTAAGGTCAGTTGAAAGGCTTGCTCTTCTGAGAATCCCTGTTCAATCAACTTATCCATTAAAACTTTCAATGCAGTTGCTGTTAGTCCGTAAATGCCATCTAGATATTCCTGAAGCTTCTCAGCCGTTTCTGCAATGTCGCCTGTATTCATATCGTCAATAGCTTCAAGTACTTGCTTCATCATCTTTTTGTTCATCTTCTTCAACCTCTGTATCAGTTTCTTTGTCACTGTCAAACACACCAGAACCGGCTTGTTTCTTCAATCGCTTCAGTTCTTCTTCAAATGGAACGCCAGTTAATCGTTCAGCCATTTCGCACAATGTTTGATCTGATACGATGCCGACCATTCCAGCGATTACGCTCATGATTTCTTCGTCAGATTGCGGTACGTTAGGCGTAAATTGAATTTGGATCTCGTTTACTTTGTTATATAGTTGCTCTTGTTGCTTTTCATCAGAAACAAAAAAGGCTTTGACTGTATCAATCAAGCCTTGTGGTTTATTCAATTCATCTTTGATGCTCCAAGAGTGTGTAAGCAACCGCAGACGGCGCATAATAGCTTTCTTAACCATTCGTTCCTTGTTCTTACGATCGTTGTCCGAACCCCAACCCTTAAACCTAAAACCGATACCCGATTGATTGCTACCAATATTCTCATCTGTGAAATCAATCAATGCCGTGAAACGCAAAATATCGGCAACCGTTCGGCTGTCGTTAGCTTCCATTCCTGCAACGTCATACTCTTTCTTAAGATAGTACGCATCAGGTTCTGCACCTGCAACATTATTGTCGTATATTTTCTTATCACCTAATACAAGCATTCTTGCTTGCATCATAGCTTGGAATACTGCTAACTTGCTGTTGTCGCCTTCTTGGTCGTCTGCTGTATCAGGGTTCCCTTTAATCACCAAGTAGGCTTCCGACGAATCTTGTTGGAAGTTAGCCATTTCCGAGCGTGAAAGGTCGTATGCATCAATGGAATCCATCACATGCTCAAAATCACTTGTGCGCTCTTCGTTGTTGATCCATTCATTGATCTGAACAGTGTCAAAATAGCTTTGAACTTCTCCATCTTCATCCAGTACGGCATTTTCCAAATCATCATCTTTAGCTGTGAAGTAATAGTTGTATCCACAGTTTGTGTATAACTCGATCCTAGTGAATGACTTATCCAAAAATGTTTCAACGAAGTAATGTACGCCGCAAATCGAATTTCTGTCTTTTGTGTTGTCATAAATCACAAATGTTTGTTCCGCATCAAACTTAGCTATTGTTTCTTTGCCGTATTCGTCACGTCCAACCCATTCATAAGCACGGCCTAAGCCAAATGCATCTCGGCTCATCAACTGATTATGGTAGTCCTCGTTAGATTCACTAGCAAACCGATTAATTCGTTCAACAATAACCTTATCGCCGTTATAACTAATCGGATTACCTAACAAGACACCTTGTTTGAACGACACAATAAAGTTAGCGAAATCGCTCGCTATGCGGTTGTCTGCTCTGCCATCTGGCTTGTTTGGACGCCGCTTAATGTTATTGTCTGCATTCAGATATCGCTTTAGCTCTTTTAATCTAGGTACTTGTCTTTCACGATGATGCTTGATAAAGCCAATAATCATTTTCCACATATCTTCATGCTTGAAGTCGATAAACTCGCTGACCTCTCCTGTCTGCTGATCTAACATGTCGATTTTCGGCAACTGACTAACTGGCACCTTATAGACAAGGTTAGCTTCCTCATCGAATCGTTGTTGCCCTAGAAGCTGAATATTCTGTTCCACTGTATCACCTCTACAATCCTAGTTTTTTGAATGTGTCGATCGTCTTCATGACATCTATTTTTTCTGTTGTGTTCATGCTCATTGTTTCGGCGATGCCTGTTGTAGCATCTGGAGCATCGTCATGTTTGTTCTTTCCTTCTCGCTGGTATGTAGTCATTGCCTTGTAGTAATCAGGAAATCTTGTTCTCCAATCACTCGGCATCCGCACATATTGTTCAACCCAATGGCTATTCGAATATATCCTCGCTTCTTTATTGGCGCTTTGAAAGAAATCAGATATAGCAGCTGCACACTTCCCTTTTACTTTCTCTCTTACGGAACGAGCAAAAGACCGACCGCCGTTGTTGCGCTCGATACGTGATGTATTCACTTTGAAGTTAATCAATTGATTCGCAACTGCGCTCTCCGTGTATTCCATTGGCTGTTGCGTATAGATGACATCTAAAACGTCTTGGAAGCCGTCAGTAGTTTCTCCCCACACGATAGAGCAGAGATAATCTTTACCAGTATCGGCAGTATCACAATAATGCCAAATCTTCTTATAATTAGATCTATTGCTATAAGTCTTGAACTCGCCGTACAACCTCCCTTTAATATCAATAGGCTCTTGTTGGTAGTTGGCACTAGCGATGTCGGCACCCATTGTTTTAACTTTACGCTGATAATCCTCAAAGGAAAGGACATCTTCACAAAGCATACGATCGTTTTTAGCGTCATAGGCTTGATAATTGATATGCTTCACGCGATAACCACTTGCTGGTAATTCTTTTAACGCTCTACCAGCCAAATCATCACTATGCCACCTCGTCATATTGATAATGATCTTACCGTTGCTTTCTAAACGGGATAACATAGTATTGATAAACCATTCCCAATGCTTATCTAGCACAGTAGCATTATTTGCTTCTTCGGCGTTTTTGATGACGTCATCAATGATAATTATATCTGCACCAAAACCAGTAGCTGTACCTGTCGGGGAGGTGGCTAAGTAGTTGTTATAGCCGTCTTCCAAACTCCACAGGTTCATTGCGCCGTCACCATATTTGATTTTTGCTGAAAACACATCGGAATAAACAACCTTTGATTCGTCAGCTTTCACTTCTTGGATCGTATTGCGCACATTTTTAGAAAATACCGTTGATAGCGTTTCATTATACGAACCTGTCATAATCTTTTTTGTATGATCGTTACCTAGCACCCATTCAACAAATCGACCAAGCGTCAAGGATTTTCCGTGTCTGGGAGGCATATTAAGCACAAGCACGTCATGTTCATTATCATTAAGGAATGACTGAAACTCGCCACAAACTGAAACAAGGTAATCTCTATCTGATTTATAAAACGATGGCATAATCAAATGACAATAATCGAAGAAATATCGCTTTGCTAACTCAATCTTGGCACCTAATGCGATTTTATCCATCCCGACTCGCCAACTTCCGCAATTCCTCTTCGGACAGATTAGCAAAAGGATTGCTTACCGTCATGTTGCCAGATACCTCGGTTTCTTTTTTATCACGCCATTCATCTGGTTTACGATTCTTCAACCAGAATATTTGAGCAGTAGTGTCTGGCGCCTGCTGTTTAGTGATAACTTTTGTCACTCTCATGCCATCTTCGGTCAGCTCTTGGGTGGTTTCTTTGAATTCGTATCCTAATGCTCGTTTAAGCAACGCATTCTCAACTTGCCGATCAACTACTTCTTTTCCTCTTTTTAAGGACTCCGATAACACCGAGTATTTCTTTTTCCACTCATGAAGAGTTGACTCTGCAATATTCATGTTATGCGCTACTTGTTTGTCGGTAAGGCCATCACGAGCCCAACCTTCGATTTTCAATAACCCTTCTTCAGTTAGCCACTCTGTGTATTTTGCCATGACCTCACCTTCTTTCTAAAAATTATTCAGCGCTATTTTCGTATACGACATTCCCGTAGTTTTTCATAATCAACATCGCGCCTTCACGCTCATACTGCTTAATGAATTCTTCAACGTTTGTTTTTGTACGGGATACTACTGAGATTTTTAATCCATTAATTATTGAATTTTCTATCGATGTTCCAACACGGATAATCTCCACATTCACATAGTTCCCGCTCCACACAGGTTTAATCTCATTGCTGATCAACTTGCCCTCTTTGTCGTATACAGGGTTTTCAGTAAAATATCGCTCGTTCTCTCCCTCAATTGCTTTCTTATATGCTTCAGCAAATTCGGATTCCACACTTACTCTTAATAATGCTTCATAGAATTTCATAGACCAGATGCACCCCTTATTAAATCAGAAATCTTTTTTCCTCTTTCTTCGGCAGTCGTATTTAATGCACTGTACAAGAATCCATCTGCTTTATTTTCCGCTTCTTCAGGATAAACCAACTCGATAGCAATTCTCTTAGAGCCATCTGAACGCTTAGTCACGTCTACACTCACTGATTCTAATTTACTTGCATCTGCATGCTTGAGAATCCCCATGCCCATATTAAGTAACTCTTCATTCTCTTTGCTCACATTCCATACCTCCTTAACCATTAGGTTGTATCATTTGATCGGATGAATTCCATAGCTATCAAGAACGATCATGCTGCCGTCTGTATACTCGAATAACATTTTGTCCTTTTCATGGAAAACTTTACAGATGAATTTCTTATTGCGTTCAGGGTCTAAATATCTCGGTCTATATACCACAGCCATACCTCCTTAATCTCTCCACAATATGTGGATCACTCTTCCATCCGTGCCCAATGTATATCAGCCTATGTCGATCGATATACTCGTCATCAAACTGCCCATAGCATTCAAGCAACGTATGCTTTGGTTTCAACTCCGCTTGTCGGATGTTCTTATGCCTTAGTATTCCTACTGATAGTTGGATGTAATAGTAATGCATGTCAGTCACCTACTCGATAGGACTTCGTCAACATATCTGATGATACATTCGAAAGATAAGCGACCGTTGATGCCGTGACATTCTGTTTTAGTTTTGCCGCACAAAGAACATTTCAAAGCAGTCGCTTGAGTATCTCCACCTATACGAGCTACCTGTTCGTAATCATGCTTACACCGTTTAAATGTCATAAGTCACCCTCAACCTTTCACTATCATATTCAAACAACTGCAGCACCTTCTTGCCCATAGTCCAACCGTTCTCGATCTCGTAGTTGTCATTCGGCTTGATGGTCCCTAACTGACGATGGATCACACCTTGATAGTCGTTCGTCTGTTGCGTGTGGAAATGTCCTGTGATTATCTCCCGTGTAGTTGCCTTACTCCATATATCGCTAAATTCAGTAGCAAACAACATTGGTAAATCTTTCCGCTTGCCATACTGCCCATGAGTAATCATGATTGCCACATTATCCAACATAAACGCTTGACGGTACTTGTTGTGATAGTTCACTTTGATGTCTGGATACTTGGCTTCTAGGTATAGGAGAAACATATATTCCAAATTCTCCGAATGATTTCCGCCCGCGTGTTCAACAGTCACTTGCTTTGAATGTCTCACACACTCAGTAATCAACACATCGAAAAACGCTCTTGCGTCCTTGATAGCTGTTTCCATGTCTACATCATCTAATTGTGTGCCAGCCATCGTGACTGATTTCTTTATCTGGCTGCTATGGAATAAATCTCCTAGCTGACCAATGACAATCTGCTTATAACCTTTTGAGATAACTTCAATCATTCTCGCTAGCTTATCTTGTAAATCCTCTAGCTTAGTGATACCAAAATGCCAATCAGCCAAACCGATGAACAAGTTTCGGTCACCCGTCTTGATTGCGGCTAACTTTACTGGCTCAATCGATTCGGTGAAGGCAGATGCGTTAAATGCCTTGTGCTTCGGCTTCACCACAAACTTCAACTGCTGATTCCATTTCTGGATATCCGCTGTAGTGGTTGTCCATTCATTAGTGGTTACTTGAGATATCTCCCACTCTTGCGGATCATAGCCCTTGTACTTGAGAATATCTTCTGGTGTTTTACTGTCCTTCTGGTAGAAAGCCATCTTTACATCGAATTCAGCTTGAGAAATAGTACCATCAATGTTATATCGTTTGTTTTCGTTGATCGACTGACCATCTATGGTGCGAGGTGGCGTAACTTTGTTCAATCGTTGACGTTTGCTTTTTACACTAGTCTTGGTAAACTCTCTCCCGTACTCGTTTGACAATATGATTGCTATTTCTTTATTGGTATAACCTTCATTGATTAAATCTTTGAGCCTATCAATTTCTTGTTCCGTCCAGTTTATGTCTGCCACCTCGCTTTTCTGCAAAATAAAAAGCCACTCGCAATGAGTGACTAAAAATACTATGTAACAAGTTTTCGCTGACTAGCAGTCGGGATAACTATAAACCCTATCGGTGACACAGGATTCGAACCTGTGACGTTGCCGGTTCTTCCGGTCCTCCGTACAACCATATCCACCAACTTGAGGGAGCTACCCTCTGCATGCATTGGGCAGGATGCGTATCACACTAGCTTTGTGCGAACAAATATCCTACCTACGTAAGTGACAGGATTCGAACCTGCAAACGACTGCATCTGGCGCGCATCCTTTATAAGCAGTCACGGTTGGCACCGCGCGTTTTTCCATTTTCGCCACACTTACTATGTCACTGGAGTGGCACTGCCCCACTCACGAACTGGTTCCTAAAACAATAGGAGCGAGAGTTTCAACACAGGTAGCTAATCTGATTATGCCAGTTCTATCTCGCCGTGCGTCTTCTACTTCCGCCACAGTGACTATCGCCCACAGAATAATTTTTACATATCAAAAGGAGGTTGAATGCCGTTGTGCTTGTGGGCGATATCTGATAATACTATTTTACCCCTCTTGACACAGGGAAAACTACACGTTTCTTTCCCAAATTAATTGATTTCGCCTATCTTTCTGCCAAAGTCGAGTAAAACTTTTTGTCTAATACGATAGATTGGCGTTCTCGCATATCCATGCTTCTTGCCAAAGCTTACCCAATCCATCCAACTGTCTTCGCCCCAGTACTTGGTTTCAATCAACTGTCTTATCTCTGCACTTTGATCGCTCAGAGTTTCTTTAACTGCCTTTTTCCACAACTCGCGATTCATAATGTACGGGTCCGACATTTCTTTTATTACCTGTGATTCAATCGGATTGCTAATGATATTACTTCGACCGCCACCAATATTTTCATCGACTTCTCGAAGCTTCAGCTCCTCTTTTCGAATAGCTATCTCTTTGTTATATGCATGGTAGTTAGCAAACTTTCTATCTAGCTCATTGATTAATGAATCATTCTTACTCAATCACTTGCCCTCCTTATTGTCTTCCTTACCAAAAATCACACTTGCAACCACTGTCGCTACGACTGCGAAAAAAATCGCTACTGCAAAGTCCATCGTTCATCCCCCTGATTCCAGTGCAACCGTCATAAGCAATCATCCTTGCTGATTAGCTCCCATCTTTCATTATTATCTACCGGCAACAAAACAAGGAACATTTGGTTTCCAAATGTGAAAAGAGCCCTCACTTGGTTTAATCCGAATTGAATTTCTTGCACTCTTTGAACACGCATTTTGGAACCATTATCATCATGGAAGTAATAATCGTGTCCTTCATTAGAATTCGCTACTATTTGTTTTATCCTTTGTTGAACAGCTCGTTTTTCCTCTTCTCTTTTTAGAATTTTATTTTCTTCACGTTCTAAAGCAGCTTCTCTCATTATCTGCCACATTGGTTTTTGATCTGTCATTTTCTTACCCTCCGCTCTCAATCGCATCCCTAACGAATGGGTCACGATAAAGCATTTTGTATTTTAGTTGCTCATGCTGCAGCTGTTGTTCTAGTCTCACGATCTGCTTTTGCTGGTTGATTATCGTATAGGATAGCCAACTCAGTGCCAGGACAGTTAGGACCGTTATGATAATTGTTTGGCTACGATTCATTGGCTTGCTCCACAATGCCGTCAGAAGTACTAAAGTATTCTTTATCTAACAAGTTTTGATTTTGATAAATGTTTCCTACTACCTCTAATCGGTTTCTAGCACTCATCAACTCTGTATCATAAATATGCTTCCCTTTGATTCTATATGCACCGCTATCGATTCTGTATACTTGTACATAGCTGTGCCAGTAAGTATCACTGTAATTAACGGATGAACTTGTATGCAAAAGAACATCCCCCTCGAAAATCTCCACGCCGTTCTTGTCTTTCAATCCAGTGGACTACATGAGGGTAAATAAGGTTGATTTCTTACTATCATCAAACAAACGTCCTAAACCTACGAACTCTTTCAATTTGTCCCATTCAACCATGTGAGCAGCTTGTGTTCCAGTATCTTTAAACCAACATTTAAATTTTGGTACCATCTTATCCCTCCTGTTCATGATATAATCGCCATAGGAGGCGATCGTATGAAAATTACTGTTAATGCACGTGCTGCTATGAAATCTGCTGCGGAATACGTTTTAAATGATTTGGAGTGTCTACCGGTCGAGCTTGAACTGACAGACGATCCAAACGACTTATTAAAAACTGCGTCCGATATTACTAGTGAATATCAAGACGAGTTCTTTCGTTGTCTTGAAATGGAATTCAATTTTAGATTATTCCATAGTATTAGCGAACAACTTGCTGATAACGGAATTCATATTGTTCGCAAAGAAGACTCATAGTGGGTCTTGAATTACCTCCAACTTTTGCTTTAGGATGTTTGTAATGCTTTTATATTCTTTTAACTAACTCTTTTAAATTTTTAGGTATCGCCAGCAACTTTATAGTTGTTGGTTTTTTATTTGCTGAAAATGATTAATTAAAGTACTATTAAAAAAAGGCACACTCCTAATCCAAAGTATTGAGGCCCAATCAATTTTAAACGTAGCCTTTCCAGTACCTCTGCTCCAATGGTGCTGGTTTTTTGTTGTGATTATTCCGTTATAGCTGACGATTGCGGAATTACTTCTTCCGAATTTCATATTTCATTTCATTCGCATGAATCCATATGGATGTCAGTAACCCGAAGAAAATCGAAAGATCGGCGTTTCCTCCAAATAGGTATCTGTTAACTCCATATACAATGCATCCCCCAACAAAGGCTGCCGTCACTCTTCCCCCTGTTCCAAAGCCCATTTAGAAAATAATTCTAGGACTTCAAATTGCTCAAGGGCTGTCAATTCGCCGTATGCTTTGATATAGGGTTTATCTTTTTCAATTCGTTTAAATTCTTCATAAGAAACCTTTCCCCAAGCGACATCAAATTGATAGTATAGTGAATTAATGACTTCAAAAGGAAACCAACAATTTTTCTTTCGATCTATCCAAGTTGATTTCAACCACTCCAACACAATCTGCTGATTCTCGTTGAGTTGCGGTTGCTTTAACATTTCAACGGCTTTATTAAATTCACTAGCGGTATAGCTTTTCCCATCAACTATTATTGACGGTTCAATATCTAAACTTTTAAAAGTCGCACCACTGATTGTTCCTGCAGTTATTTTGCGTTCTTCACTCACATTCATTCCTCGCTTTTCTTCTATTAACTTCTTTAATATAAGCTTCTCTGACAGAGTCATCCCAAGTCTTTTTATCTACTAAAGGTCTCAACGATGTTCCTATTAACAAAGAATCATAACTTATTCGTATTTGCTCTTCCGCTTCTGATGGATCACTGTCCGCCAATGATCCCCCTATTTCCCTTGCAAGCCGCTTTCTTCCATCTATTCCCCCATAAAGATGCTCAGGCATGGTCGCGATTGCTGGGATCAATTTCTTAATAAATGGTTCACTCAATTTGTCCTCTTCCTTTCTGCTATTTCGTCGGATAGCTGACTATTATTCAGATAATTTGAGCGGAATGAGAATCTTATTTTCAATCGCTCGTATTGCATTTTCGGTCAAAATTCTTTGCCATCGTTTATTTTTGGGCGACCAACGCATTGCAGCTGATTTTAATAAGCCTCTTATATCCTCGGACGGCTTTCCGTTAGTTACGATGTAAATTCGGTTCTCTTCTAAATCGATGCCATAACCAGCAATTTCTTCGTGTTCAAGTTCGCTATAAAATGCTTGCCAGCCTTCTTCTTTTGCTTTAGCTTTTCGTTTAGCTTCTACATTTTCTCTTTGTTCGATCAAAACTGGATCAAACATTTTTCTTGTATTATCTAAAAATCTTTCATGCTTCCCATCGTTGGCGTATAGTTCCCTTTCCAACTCATGAATGCGATCAAGTTCACGCTTTTTCTTTCTAGTGGGATAGTTAGCACCGCCGGAAATCATTACAGATGGAATTGTCGTTGCTTTCAAAATGTTGGTTCGCAACTCAACTACCAATTTGTTGTATTTAACAAGCCTTTCATCCAAAGCTTTTTCATTTTCTGGTGTGACGAATGATCTAAAGTCATTTACAAAGGATTCGATATAACTTTCAATCTCCTTGTTAAAGTCTCTTCCTCGGTAAAAAGAAGTCAATTCTTCGTAACGTTGTCCTACTTCTTTCGGAATCTTGTAAACAAGTTCAAAATTTCCTTGTTGCACTTTTTCAAAAGTTAACATTTGCTAAAACTCCTTCAGTTGGTTATTTTGGTGGATAGTGGAATTAGCTTTTCAAAATATCTAGAATTCTTTTTGCTTTCTCTTCATCATTCGTATAGAACAAACTATGAATGTTCCTGTCAAGTCCTTCGAAGTGGACAGAAGTTTTTTTATTTTTCCGAAACCATTCTGTAGCTGAACTCAAAACATCATCAGTAGCAACTCTCCTATAATTCGTATCCATAATTCCATCTTTTGCCTTAGCAAGATATATGTCACCGCTAACTCCAGCAACTACTAATTTTATATTTTCGTAAGCCATATTTACTTCCTCCTAGTTTGCTATTTCTTCCGATTACTGACTCAATATCTCGACCGTTGCACCTGCAAAATTGCCTTTCTTCAAAGGTATCTGCAATCTGCATGCTCGATCCAAAGTCCATTTGTTCAGCCCTGACATCTCTGCGGCTTCACGATGTGTGCTGAATTCTTTGACTTCACCATCTGGAAAAGTAAATCTGACTGGCGTTGAGTTGTATCTATTCTGCTTCGGTCGATCGTAACTCTTTCCCCACAAAGCCTTTCTCAAAACTCTGATTTCGTCTTCATCAGCACCTGGCGTATTAACTAACTTTTCCAACCGATACAAATCTTCTTTGTTAGCCATCATTTCACCCTCTTCATATCTCGCAATCTAACAACTGTCCGATCGCTGCCAAACGTCACAATAGCTGAGTTCTCAAGCACTTTGACGCACACTGCTTTGAAAGGTTTTGTAAAACGTTCTGTCACGCACCAATACTCGATGCCCGCTTTTACTCTCCGTTGCTTTCTGACTACACGTGGCGGTGGGCTATACTTACCGTCTTGAACGCCTGTTACTGTGTCTGCTAGTTTCATTTGACTTCCTCCACCGGTACTGCGAATGCCCAATATCTTTCATCAATTGCTTTTATTTCTGATTCAGTAAATGCTGATCCGCTTGTAGTATTTTGAAATATCACTAAATCTCCATTATCGGCTTTAGTTAGATATGCGCCCCATGATGTTCCGGGAAGTTCAATTTGATATAGTGGTTCTTTCTCCACCTCATACTCACCTGTCACAAAAGCCTGAACTGCAATGAGATATCTTCTGTCATTCTCTGCTGTGTCGTTGTCGTACAGCCATTTATTAACTTCATCGTCCGCCTCGTCTACGCTCTCGTGAAACCAGTCTTGGCTGAAAATATCTGATGCGCTATTTCCTTTGTTATCTTGAATGAATTTTGCTAAAAACTGCGGCACCGTTACTTTTGGTTGTTCGTCAAGTTTTTTTACAAGATTCAATGCTACGCCATAAGCACCGTATGCTCCTTTAAAATAACCATCTTTTTGTTCTTGATATCCATTTTTGTAATTTTTCAATACATCAATTAATTCTTGTTTGTTCATCCTTACTCCTCCGTTCCATTTCCTCGGCTAGCCATTCTTGTTGCTTAAGCAATCTCTCGATATGGCTGTCGATCACTTTCTTTCTCCATACTAGGTCCTTATCCGACATGTTTCTGATTTGGATTTGAGTTGGTGTCATAATCTCACTCCTTAAAATGGAAGGTCTTGACTATCAATATCGATAGATGAATTGCCAAATGGGTCTGATTGCGTGCTGTTGCGGTTTTGTTGAGCGTTGGCATTATTACTCGTTTGGTTGTTTGAAACACCACCACCGTTGTTTTTGGCGTCTAAAAACTCAATTCCGCCATATTGATTCGCCACAACCTCAACAATTGTTCTTTTCTGTCCGTCTTGCGTTTCATAACTTCTGCTAGTCAGCTTACCGTTGACAGCAATTTTTGATCCCTTGTTTGTGTAGTTGGCTAGTGATTCGGCTTGTTTTTCCCACACTACAATCGGAATGAAATATGATTTCTTGTTATCTCCCCAACCATCGTCTAAAGCCAGCGTATTCGTTGCCACCGCTTTTCCAGACTTCGTGTACTTCAATTCGTTGTCTCTTACCAATCTGCCGATTAAATTTACTGTATTCATTTTTGTTCCTCCAGTTCAATTTCATAGCTAGCAATAAATCTTCGATTCACTCCGTTTTGTTTAGTGATTAATTTACTGAAATATGATAACGAGTGTCCAAAATATTTAGACGCTTCTGCTCCGTTTTTAAAGGTTTTCTTTATTCCCGATTTTTTATCGAAAACCGTTAATTTTATTCCTTGAGTTTTAGAAGACATTTTATATGCCTTGCTAATATCCATTAAATTATTTTGATGTGCATGCTTCATGTTCTCTGATCTAGTAACCCATTCAAGGTTGGTTATACAGTTATTCGTTTTATCACCATCTATATGATTCACTTCGTTCTTTTCTAAGGGGTTTTCCAAAAAGGCTTGCGCAACTAACCTATGAATTTGAAATCTTTTTTCTACCCCGTTTTTATATAAGAAAACACCCAGATAACCCCATGTATTTTTATTAGGTGCCAAAAGTTTATTTCTGCAAGTATTCATTACTCTTCCGTGAGTAGAAATTTCATAATTCTCGTAATCACGCACTTTTCTCCAAAGTTCCAAAAATATACCCTCCTCACAAAAATTCTATTTCAATTCTCGGACAATCTTTATCAACCACAAAATAATGATGAATTTCTTTGATTTCATTGAATCCATCGTTTTCAATCATTCTTGCTTGCTGCATGCCGTCTAAAATAAACTTGACACCAAAAGCCACATTATCGGGATCCTTGCGCTTATTTTTGCAGTACCAAGTGATTTTCAAGTTGATCGGCGTTGTCACTCTCAGCCCTGCCGCTTTCGCCATCAGAAAAGCATAACAACATTTTTCCGTGTTCTCCTTTTTCAACTTGGCTCCTGCATAGCGGTTCGTCCGTTGGCTATTGATGAATTTGTTCAGGTCCGTCAGCTCTCCTGGTATCGTAATAATCAGAACATTCCCCTCGCTTTCAAGTATCGTTGTGCGATTTGTTCTTTCGTTTCATTGCCCTGCATGATCGGATGTCCTTTTTTCTTTTCTTCTTCTGCAACTTCGATTGCTACCCATTTTGCTTCCTCGGCCTTATCTAGCATTCCACATTGCTCAAAAGTCTTGACTTGCGATTCAATTGTTCGAACCAATTCCGATCGCACAAGGCCGTTTTCTTTGAAGATAGCCAGATATGTTTGTCCGTCCATCTAGCCTCTCCATTCGTCAAAGTCTACTGAGAAATCCATAAACTTCTTGTCGAAGATAAATGGTGCAACTCCTGTCATACCTTCTCTGTTTTTGGCTACATCGCATCTAATCTTGCGGCTGTCTTTATCGTCAGCAGAAAGCAAGAGTGTGACATTCGCATCTTGTTCTAATGATCCAGACTCTTTCAAATCACTGAGCATTGGCCGCTTATCTTGTCGTTGCTCGACTGCCCTGCTTAACTGAGCTAGCAGCACAATGGTGATTCCGTAGTCTGTTGTGAGCTTCTTCAACTCTCGTGTGACTTCGTTCATCACTTGACGCTCATTTTTCCGAGTATCGTTAACTGTGATCAACCCTGCATAGTCTACAAAAACGACATACTTCTTATCACTCAAACGCTGCTTAATTGCGTATTTGATATCATTCAAGTTTGAATACTCAGATGTATAGACACGTAGATCGAATGTATTTTTCATTTCTTCGTAGGCTTTGCGTGCTTTGGCTTTATTTTCCTGTGACAGCTTGTCCTTACCCACAAATAGAAGTGAGTTGATATGTGTCTCTTTTGAAACCAGTCGAGTCATTAGCTCGTTTTGCCCCATTTCAAAAGTGAAAAAGTCGCACTGAACATTTTCGTTATCTGTAAACAATTTGTGCATGATGTTTAAAGCAAACGCCGTTTTCCCTGTAGCCGGTCTTCCTGCTAAGACAATCAGCTTTCCACCAGTTAATCCACCACCAAGAAATGCATCTAGCGGTTTATATGTCGTCAGAACATCACTTGGTTTATCTAAGCTATCTGTAAATTCTGCGAAAGCTTTATCCAACTTGCCATCAGACTTAATATGGTTCACGTCACGCTTTTCTTCTAGCAATCTGGATAACTTATCCCCATCTGTCTTAGAAAGCGTCTCAGCGTATTTTATGGACGCTGAATGCAACTTGCGATCAAGATAATCATTGTGAATGATCCGTGCTAGTTCTCTTTCGATTCCAAGCTGATTCGCAGAATTCTTCAAGATGTCTAATTCATCTGCTGTCCCTGCTTTGAAGTAATCAATGGTTCGCATTTCTCGATGGACCTGTTCGGTGGTGTATTTCATTCCTCGCAGTCTCGTCATTGACTCTACAATCAATTTGCACTGAGAACTTTCAAACCATTCTGAATCGATATCAATATTTGTAATGATTGATGGATTGTTTAGCATTTCAGCCACAAGTTTTAACTCATTGTTCATAGGCTTCAGACAACCTCCTTTGAGATTCAGCAATTTCATCGGAGATTGAAGAATTAACTTGTGGACGATACTCATTCAAATAATCATCAAACTTATTTCCAAAGAGTGTTGCTGGTCTTAGGTACTTATTCATTTCTTGGTTGTTCAACCATTGGTTTGTTTTCACATCAATTACTTTTTTGAAATCATCTAGTCGTTGACCTTCGTTCCACCTTGCTTTGATCAGGTCTTTCCATTTCTGAGTAACCTTGAATGATTTACTTGTTGCTTCGTTCAAGTATTTGATGATGTCGCTATATGGTATTTTCTCTTTATCTATATCTCTTTCTTTATCTAATTCTTTATCTATATCTGTTGCGTTACTCTCCGTTACTTCCGCGTTACCACTAACGTTAGCGGTAACGTTACCTAACGTTAGTTGTCTTTGTTTCTCTTTGTGCCTAGCCTGACGTATTCTATTCTGTTCCCTTACCTTCTCCAAACCCTCAATAGACTGGTATTCTTCCCAATTTTTGATAAACAAAATATCTTGATATCTTGTTATCATTGAGTATTTTTCAAGAGTAATTAAGGCAAATTGAACGAATTCTATATTGAAATCAAAGTCAGCAGCTAAGTCTTCTTCTTGATAAGGCATGGTATCTGTTAGGAAGATTCCTCCGCTTTGATTGCTCTCTCCTGCTCTAGCTAAGAGGAATACCCAAAACAAGATAACCTTGTCACCTTCAGGAAGTTTTCTGATGCGCTTAATTTTTTTGTTGTCTGGTAAACCGGTACTAAGCTTAATCCAACTTATTTCAGCCAAGTTCTTAACCTCCGATCCTCAACTTTTTAATCTCTTCTTGATTCAGTTTGATGCCAATAACGTGATACTTGTTTTTAAACTCCGTAATCCCCATTTGATGCTTCTCGGTGTGATGAGTTCTGCAAAGTGCTGCAAAAGTAAATTCTGTGTGATCTACTTCTTTCCGCTTTCGTCTTCCCAAGGCTTTGTCAAAGTGATCGATGTCAGCGTTCTTTTTACCACAAATGCAGCAGGTCCTGTTCGTCACACATTTATAGAAAAAGTACTGTTCATTTTGCGGCGGAATCTCATAGCCTTCACGAAACGGAATGTCATTTGCGAAAATAAAATCTAGTATCAATTCATCTAATGTTGAAACTTCGTCGACTGTGTTCTCCGATTGATTCGACAAGCTGATGTTCTTCCCTGTGAAGTATCGAAATTGCCAATAGAACACGTCTTTAAGGCTTTCCAACGGCTCGCCAGTGTAAATGTATATGTCCTGCATCAAAGCGAATGTGAAGCGTCTCTGCTCGGTTGTAAACCCTCGTGGGTCTTTGATGAATATTTCCGCTTGTCGCTCGCCGTCATATCCATCAAATATTGTTTTGAGACGCGCGATATTTAGTTCATCTTTGAGTTCTAGCGTTAGGCGATTGCCTTCAACTTTTATTATTTTTGCTAGATACGAAAGGTTGTTCATTTACATCACTTCTTACTGTTTAAGTAGTTTAAAAGTTGGCCCATTTCTTCTGCGCTTAATGATTCAATTGATTTTCTTTTTAATCCGATATATTTAAAAGCTGCTTGTTGAGCCTGATCGAAAGTCATAGCATTTTCATCAGCAAGAGTTTGTATCTTTGTTTTGGCAACTTGAATATGAGTAGAAGAAGCATTCTTTGGTGCATTTTTTCCGCTAACTTCGTTTGCATCATCGTCAATATCACTAGCTACTCCGAATGCCGCAGCCAATACATACCGTCTTGCATAAGTTTCAGCTGATCCAAACGCCTGAGCATCAGCCTTGGTTGTCGGCACAGTTAATGGTTCAAATAATAAGTATTGCCCAGATTCATGTAAGATGTATGTTGCTACTGATACAAAGTTCCCTTCGCTTGTTGCTTCTTGGGTGTAGGTGATTCCTGTTCCTTCAAGAGCATCATCAATGGCTTTAATAACACCGTCTAATGTCACATATTTACTTTTGAAAAATGGATTGTTTGCATCTTTTTTAGGCTGTACAAGCTGTCGTCTGAATTTAACCAGTCCTTTTACAATTTCATCAATACTTTCACTTAATTTCATTTAAACTCCCCCTGTCTTTGTTTCAACCATTCCTCGCCACTTACAACCCGTAACGTGCTAATCATTAGTGATTCGGGCCCGTATTCATCAACCATTTTTAAAAAGTTATCTTGTTGTAAAACGTATTTAGACATAGTGCCGTTACTGTTTTCTCGATAACCTATAAACATCCAATCCGATTCATGAACAATCGTTCCGTTATCGTCCTCATTCCAATGTGCTGACAGGTCTACTTCTTCCTCGTTGTCGTCTAAAGAATGGATATTAGGCATCACATGACTGGTTTCGTCTTGCATCAGTTTGTCGTAATCTGTTGCGATATAATCTGACATCTTCCCACTCCTCTTTATTTGTGGTAAACTTAGGTAAATATTTTTTCGTTTCTGACTGACTATAGCTTCCCGGCTAGTCGGTCTTTTTTTGTATGCACAAGGTATTTAGTTAGATGTTGAATGATTTTAAATATTTGACTATCGTCAAGATATATAGCCACAGTTTCTTTATCCTGATTATTTTGTGCAATCAACACTAACTCTCCGTGTATGTCATGGAGCGAAAGCTGCGATTCGTTTCTTTGCACTTTGTCCGATACACGTAAGATTTCACTCATGCAATCCCCCTCCATTTCTTCATCCGTTCAATATTTTGCCTTGACTGAATCAACGGCTTGTTGTGTTTGTACCAGCGATCAGCAATAATTTTGCCTATGCGTAGCGCTTCTGCTCTAGTCATACTACTTAACCCCCATGATCCAAATCAGTGTTAACAAAAGTACAATGTTTAAACCAATACTCAAATATGAAATTGCTTGGAGTTGTCGTGCTTTGTAAAAGTGATTTCTATTTAGACTGGCTAACCATTTTTTATTCATGCTGACTCCTCCTTGAAGTATCGATCGATTAAAGCGAGCGCTTCTTCTCTTGTGGAGACGGTATGCTGCATTTTCGATCCACTATCTTCCTCAACTGATATAGTGATTCTTTTAATCATTTCCCCAGCTCCTTTTCAGTTAAACGTTTCTATCAATAATATTCGTCTTCTTTTTTTTCGATTTTTACATCTGCACTAAAGTTGTAGTTATAGTCAAATGAGTTTACTGCGCCTTGAACAAATGCATTCACAATCGCAGATTTATTTTCTTCTTTTTCCATTTCCCGTTTAACAACGGATTTAAGCAACTCTCTGTTCTCTTCCAAGTACTCGTTAATAGCCTGTTTTGCAGCAGCCTGTACGATTTTTTTAACATGTATATCTAAAAACGAATACTTGTTATCACTGCTGTATCGACTAACTTCACCACGATCATCAACCTTTTCATTGAGAGCGTTATTGATCAACGCCGACATAAAGTCTTCCTTGTTACCCATTGCGGTGATAATTGATTGATTCAGTGTTTCTTTGAAAATTGTTTGGATTACTTCCTCATTGATTTCTAAATTCATATTTGCTAAATTTGCCATTCGTGTTCCCTCCTGATTTTTATTTATTAATTTCTTGCACCTTTTGATCCGTATACTGCCGTAATTCGCTCACACGCTGTTCTAACTGCTCCTTGTCGTTTTGCACTGTGTTCAACTGTTGACGCAAGCTGTCAGCTTCCTGTTGCTTTGTAGCGATCTCCTGTTGCTTTTGTTCGATTTCTCGTTGCTTGGCTTCAATTTCCTTTTGCTTGTCCGATTTGATTTGTTCAATTTCGGCTTTCAGCTGCTCCTGTGTGCGAGTGTTGTTGGATAGCTGTGATTCGAGTTCTGACACACGCTGTGATTTCGTTTGGCCATATTGCAAGACTGTATTGAAATTTGCCTTGATCGTGTCCAAATCCTGAAATGCGTTGCTTGCTGCGTAGCCGATAACGCCGCTACCTAGTGCCAGTCCGACAATTGCTGTTGTTTTTGCTAGTTTGTTTTTCAATGTGATTGCTCCTTTGGTATAATTGTTTAAAAACTGGTGGTGCTAAAATGAAATTTGACAAGTTATTTCCTTATTCTTTTTCCGTCTTCTCGACTGTAGCAATTACTATATTCAGTCTAGATTTAGTTCTTAAACTCATAAATTATCTAAGTGAATATGTTAGAGAAGACAGCGTAATGACAAATCTAAATTCAATAGACTACCTTTTATTTTTTATAATTTTTTCGATTGTCTTCATCATTTCTATAGCATTGATTATTGGTGTTCACGCTATACTCGTAATCTCAGACTATGAAGAAGAAAAATCGGATAAAATTTTCTTTATTTTGATTAAGATATCGACTTCGGCAAGTCTAATAATCCCAATGATAATTTGCCTAACGTCAGAACAATTTAGTGTAGCAACATCATTTTTGGCTTTTCTCGCTCTTTTTAGTTTTATACTTCCTAAAGAATTCACCAACAAAGTCAGAGATAAGATTCAAAACTAAAAATGTTATTACTCCGATTCCTGGAAGAGCAACCAAAAACATTAAAGCGATAAAATGATTCACCATAGCCCCTCCTTCCGTGTGGGGTTATTTGTCTAAATACAATTCCGACAGCCCGAGTAAATCCGCAATGTTATACAGGCGTTCACGAATCATTTCTTGCACTTCTTCAGTTGTAGCCAGTCTGGAATTTGTGTCGATATCCCAAGTAATCACTTCCTTAGATTCAGCAATTTCGATTGCATCTTTTAAGGCTTCTTTTACGTTTTCGTACTCCATCATTTCTCCTCCAATTCCAAAACGTTCAATACTGCAGGCGTTGGTTGAAGGTCAATTAGACTGAAGTGTTCATAGGTTAGTACGTTTAAATAAGCTAAAGCTTCCTCGAAATCCACTCGTTTAATTGATGTGTAACGGACAACGTTCATGCGCTTCTTAAGCTTAGAGTGGACACGGCTCATGAACATACCTTTCCAAGCTTTAAATAGATTGCCGCTGTATGTTTTACCTTGACGCTTTTGATGTTCTTCGGTTAAGCTAATGGCTAGTTTGCTGACAATTGAGCGCAGTTCCTTTTGCTCTTCATACGTGATAGTGACTTGCTCAGACATCTTTTCATACAGCGAGCGGCTTTCGTTGACATGCTCTTTTACTTCGTCTTTCAGCTCAATCATTTCTTCTTTGACATTTCCCATTTCACGCAACAAACTTACCAGCGCTTCACTTTGTTTGCCTTGCGTTTCCAATGTGTGGATCAATGCGATCGTGTTGTTTTTAGTTAATTGATTACCCATGCTACTTCTCCTCCGATTTCTTGTTTGATTTGTTTTAATAATTTTTCAACTCTGGAAATTGAATCCGTGAGTTTTTGCTTTGTCTCATCGTTCGCACCAGCGATTGCCTGCGAATCGTATACCGTTACCGCTTGTTCTTTAACAAATTGATTCATATTGATAATGAGTTTATGAACACTGATATCAGCATCACGTTTCAAACGTTTTAGTTGCGCTTGTTCTAGTTCATCGTTTTCAACCTTCGCTTTTTCTTGCAACGCTTTTTCGGAATCTGCTATCCGTTGTTTCAAAGCTTCCTGTTCAGCTTTAAGCACTTGGTTTTCTCTGGTAATTTCATCAACGATCTTTGTAGATTGCTTAAGCTGCTGATAGTCGTCTGGAACCTTTTCGACAATGACTTCTTTTTCAACTACTTCCGTTTCTTGCTCATTCAGATCATCAATCATCTGTGCTTGTAGTTTAATTTGCTCATCCTTTGCTTTTAGCTGTTTTTCAAGCTCTCTGTATTCTTTGGTGGTTTTTATATCACCTGATAACACCATTTCCACCGCTTCTGGTTTAGCTGACGGTTTGGATATTTCTGTTTTGAGTGTGGTTGGTAGTTCCTGGAACATTTCGATTTGTTCGTATTCGTGCATTTGATGCACAAATTTAGCTTGATTAATATAGTTGTATACAGTTCTCTTTTTTAATCCGATAGACGTGAACCATTTCTCGAATGTACCTGTTTTGAAACTAGCTAGTTTTTCTTGCGCCTCAATTAATTTCTCTCCTAATTGAATCGAGCTATTCAAAACAATTGATTGTAGTTCTTGTTCTTTAACTTTTAAAAATTGAGCAGTGGTATCATCTACTATTGAATAGTCAAAATTTGTTGAAACTTCGTTCAATGTCATTCTCCTTTCTTTGGTATAATTTCCTTATCAGTGTGACAGGCTGAAATAATTGATAAGGAGGCGGAGCTTATGTCTTTAACGAATGAACAACGCGCTCATGATTTAGCAATCGCTTCATTAGAGATAATGTACGATCAAGAAAAAACTAAATTGCTAAGCATTGCGAAAAACGAGTCAAGACGAGGAAATGATATTACGGTAGATATCGATTTTGACCCCTATGTTGAGTATCAAAAGTTGTATGGCTTGATAATCAAAGAAATCAACAAAGACTTTTAGACAGGTTTACCAGCAATTGTCAAACCGCCAGTAAATTTTAGCTGCTCATTGTCGCCAAGTAATCCAATGTTTGGCTGCGGGCAAACAGTAACAGTGGCTACAATGTCATACTTTTCATTTAGAACTTCTAGGTCGGCTAGGAGTTCTTTTGCTTTTTCAAACGTATCAACTTGCGAGTTAATTGTGATTTCGGTTTTTCCGTTATCCATTATTTTTCTTCCCTTCTTTTCTTGATATCAACTCAAAAATCCTTTTTCAATTCCACTTTAGATCCTAGCGCCAAATTAATTTCCTCAACGAGCTGATTACATAGCTTCCCATCTGCAGTCCATTCATAATTGTCGATTTTGACATGACCGATTAGCATATATAATTGATTTGCTAGAGAATTCATTTCTGCCGCTTTTTCCAGAAGTTGGTCGGCGATTTTCTCTAGTTCTTTTTCTTTATCATTCATTGTTATTCTCCTTCCTTTGGTATAATTATTTAAAAACTGGTGGTGTATTAATGGAATCATTTACTTCTGAACAATTTAATGCTTATCTAGACGAGAGGAAAAAGATACTACAGCCTTTTATAGATCAAATGAAAGAGCTGGAAGAAATGACTGCTCCTCAACGTAATATGATCAAAGCAGCTACTGAAGAGGTAGCTTTTGCAAAAGCGCATTACAATAAGATTCGTTCCCTTATTCCTGACTTAACTTCGGTATTTACCGAAATTGATTCTTCAAATTTTTCGGAAAATGAGGAAAACATTGAAAATCAACTTTCTGATTTAGATTCGAAATTGTCTGAATTAAAAGTAAAACAAGAATTTACTATAAAAGAAAAAAAGAATTTACTTTTAGCGTCGGAATTTATTGCCGATCAAAACATTAAAGAATCCAATGAGATTCGAGACTATCTTAATTCTGTGACCCCTACGCTGTTCAAGGACAATCAGAAAATAAGTGATGAAAGTGAGTTGGTATTTGATGAAACTCAAGATTCCAAATACAAAGAAAAAGTTGTAAATCAAAATATCGATCCTTCTTTCTTAGATGTATTTTTTAATAAGCAGACTTTTTACAATGAACTTTCTGGATTGATTTACCAAACTATTTTCACTTTAGTGTCTGGCGTTATAAATGGCGCTACCTCGCCTGTAACTCTTATGCTAGTAGTTTCAATTTTGTGCAAGTTACTTATCAACCCGAATAAGTATAAATAGATTTGCTAGCCCCTCCTTATGGTTGCGGTTATTTTTGATATAATTTCCTTATCAGTCAGCGGTCGGCTGAAATAACTGATAAGGTGGTGAAAAAAATGGATGAGGATAAAATTAAAAATTTGATTGAATCCGCAAGAAAGGATTCTCTTAAAGAATTAGACATTCAAGGTCAAATAGACAATTTGGGAGAAACTAAAAAGATAACTGAAATCATCCCAATTCTTCACAAGTCTAGTCTTGATTACACAGATAAAATGATCGAGAAAGTCATTGTTTCTATTCTCGAAAAGCCAAATTAAAAGCTGCAATTTTCTACAATTTTTTTAATTGACTCACTAGAAAATTTAATATTTTCAATTGGTATTCTTTGCTCTGGGCTACTCACAATAGCTTGGAGCATTTTTGCTAATTCTTCTGGTGTTGCTTTGATTGTGATTTCCATTTTGGTTCCTCCTCCTATCCATTTGGGAAACTAGCAAATAGTCTTTTCAAAAAAGGTCTTATTTTTTCAGCATCAACAATCCATTTTGACTTAGCGTTCCCCCCAGCCTTCTTTGCGATTCCATTTTTCTGAACGTATGGATCATTAATGATATGTTCCATGATCCATTTTCTTTCGTGTCTCGTAATTTCTTCCAAATCTGGAATTGTAAGCCATTCTGGTTTCAAACGTTCATCATATAATTGCTGCAAATATTCTTTGGCAAACTTCTCAAGCCAATCATTATCCGCAACGATTTCAATTCGAGGTTGTTCAATCATTACTTGCCCTCCCCGTTCGAATTCTTCATTTCTTCTAATTCAGCGAGTGATATCCCTAGATCGTCAGCGATAATTTGGCGATACTTTCTAGCATTTTCACCGTTTTGAATTCCTGCGATTACTTGCTTTGTGTAAACAATTGATTTACCGCCGATCAGATCCGCCAAGTACTTTAAAGTCTTGCCTTCGCGGTTTCGTTTGATTTCTACAATTTCAGCAAAATCCGTGATAATCATAATATTCTCCTTCCTAAATAATTTTTAAGCTAATACCAAAGAAAGTAGTTGACGCTAGTTAACTTTTAAGCTATCATAAGTACATAGTTAAATAAGCGCACAAATAGCTCTATATTAATGATTCAAAGTTTGGCGACCACGAACAATTAATTAAAATGAGTTTTTTCGTTGTACTTGTTAGCTTTAATATTAGCTTATGAACACAGTATAATAGCTTTTAAGTTAATTGTCAAACAAAAAATAGCTTAAAAGTTAATATATTTTTTCGTAAGCACTAGAAAGGTTGATATAAGTGAGTTTAGTACAAAATATCAAACGACTTGCGGACGAGAAAAATGTTACTTTTGCTGAAATCGAAAGAAAAGTTGGTCTCTCTAATGGACAAATCAGAAGGTGGGATAAAGCATCTCCTAAAGTTGAAAACGTACAAAAAGTTGCTGATTTTTTTGGAGCATCTATTGATGATTTATTAGAAAGGAAGGATATTTCAAAAGAAGAGACTGAATTACGAGCCGCTTTAAAAAATGTGCTTTCATTTGACGGCGAAGAAATGACTGAAAGCGATAAAGAAGCAATAATTGCTTATATGATGGGCCGTAAAGGTAAATAATGAGGTGATTTTGTGAACGATCTGCGAAGCCAATTGGATGAACTCGGGGTCAAAATAGTAGTTAAAGAAATGGAAAAAAACGGATATTATGTTCCTGCGTGGAAAATCATTTTTGTAAATCAGAAATTATCTGACGACGAGATGAAAAGAGTGATAGTTCACGAGATGAAACATGTAATTGACCACGAAGACTACGTCGCTCTCTATAATAATTTTGTTGCTCATTCTAAGATGGAAAACGAAGCAAACAATTTTATGGTCAACTATATAATTAATGAGAATGATGGTTATTATAATTATAGTCAGGTTATAGAAACTTTCGACATTGGTATGGGATACGACATTAATTATTTCAAATAAAAAGCACGCCCCTCTTTCTTGGCGGTCAGAAGGCGTGCAGAGCAATAAACAAATAGGCTTATTTGCTATGCCTATTTTATCAAATATCAGGAGTTGGTACAATATGGCAAACATTAAAGAAGTAGCTAAAGACAATTGGCGTTATCGAGTTCGCTATAAGAAAAACGGAGTATACAAGGAAGTTTCCAAACAAGGTTTTAAAACAAAAAAAGAAGCATTAGCAGCATCTATCGAGATTGAAAACAGAATAAAAAAGGGCAAGGCCATATACAATGAATCCATGCTTGTGGGCAACTATTTAAAGATGTGGATTGATCTGAAAGCACGGACTGTCAAACAGTCAACTTTATATAGAATAAAAAAGTCCCTTCGTTTATATATCCTTCCACGTTTCGAGTTTTACAAACTCACCGAAATCACAAGACTTGAATGTATAACATGGATCAACGAACTTTGCGATCACTTAAATGTAGACTCTGTCAAATCATATGTTGCCCCTTTCAATAGCGCGCTCGAGGATGCTGTTGTAGAATACCAGTTATTAGAATCCAATCCGATGAAAAACATAAAGTATCCTAAATTACACAAAAACAAAAAAGAAATCAAATTCTTTGAAAAAGATGATTTAGTTTATTTTTTAGACATCAGCAAATGTCACGCGGAAGAAAATGATTTTATGGACTACTTATATTTTGTATTATCTACACTCTTATCGCGAACTGGTTTGCGACTAGGAGAAGCTTCTGCATTAAAATGGGATGATTGGAACAGAAATAAAATAGAAATAAACAAAACTTTATATCGAGAGGGAAAAACTGACTATATAAACCCTCCAAAAACTCAATCAAGCTATAGAACAATTGTAATTGACAGATACTTAATCGAATTATTGAAGAATTTCAAAATCAAGAAAAACGAGCTAGCCCTCGCTTCATCCAGAAACATACCTAATCAAGAGTATATTTTTACAGATGAAAGCGGGAACTTTATCAAGCAGTCGAATTATAGAACCTACTTTTATAAAATGTGCGATTTAGCCGAGCTACCTCGTCTCTCGCCTCATGCACTAAGGCATTCGCATGCAGTACACTTACTTGAAAGTGGGTCAAACATTAAATATGTATCGGAACGTTTAGGACACTCTTCGATAAATATGACCGCAAACGTGTATCTTCATGTTTCTAAGAAAATGGAAACTGAAGCTATATCTATGTATGAACGTTATTTCTAA